ATTGCTCAAATCGTCGTCGTTGGAGGAGTCAGACGATCAGCACTCATCAGCCTCAGTAACCTCACAGACGATAGACTCCGAAGGTGCAAACACGGACAGTGGTACGTTGACGAACCCCAGCGAGGACTAGCGAACAACTCAGCGTGTTACACAGAAAAACCAGACTTTGAGGCATTTTTAAATGAGTGGACCAGCTTATATGAATCAAAATCAGGAGAACGAGGTGTCTTTAGTAGAGTCGCAAGTCAAAAACAGGCTTCAAGAAATGACCGAAGAGATGCTACCTACGATTTCGGAACTAATCCATGTAGCGAAATCATCCTCAGACCCTACCAATTCTGTAATCTTTCAGAGGTTGTCGTTAGGCCACAAGATACACTCAACAGCCTCAAACGAAAGGTTCGGGTTGCGACTATCCTTGGGACTCTTCAGGCTACCCTTACCGACTTCCGATATCTGAGGAACATCTGGAAGACTAACACGGAAGAAGAGGCGCTACTTGGAGTTTCCCTGACAGGCATCATGGATCATCCGTTGCTATCAGGCAGAGGAGACAAAAATGAACTCAAGAAGTGGCTCAGAGCCATGCGACAAGAAGCAATCAAAACAAACAAGGAGTGGGCTGGCAGATTGGGTATCAATGTATCTGCCGCTATCACTGCGGTTAAGCCTTCAGGCACTGTTAGTCAGTTGGTCGATAGCGCTAGTGGTATCCATCCTCGTTATTCTGCACAATACATTCGGCGTGTACGTGCAGATGCTCGTGACCCACTTTGCGCTGTCCTAGAGGCCGCTGGTGTCCCTGTAGAGGACGATGTGATGTCACCCAGTACTAGGGTATTCAGCTTCCCTATCGCCTCTCCAGAGGGCGCTGTGACAGCCGCAGAGATGGGTGCTATGGAGCAGTTAGAACTGTGGGAGATATATCAGGACGAATGGTGTGAGCACAAGCCGTCAATGACTTGTTACTACCGTGACAACGAGTTTCTGGAGGTGGGACAGTGGCTGTACAACAAGTTTGACAAGGTGTCAGGGATTAGCTTCCTGCCCTACTCAGACCACACGTACCAGCAAGCACCTTACGAGCCTGTGGACAAAAAGACGTACAACGAGTTAGTCAAGGGCTTCCCCACTGAGATCAAATGGGACATCAGTGAGGAGTCTGATATGACTGAGGGTAGTCAACAGTTGGCCTGTACCGGCAACAACTGTGAACTCTAAGTTACTCCGGTACGCTCTAGTTGGGTTGCTCTTCGGAGCGCCCAACGCCTCTTCTGACACCCTAGTACGCTCTGGTTGCGCTAAGAACTATCCGGGTGTCCAGTGGTCTATCTACGAGGACACAGAAGGTAACAGGTACGTAACCAAAGATCCAAGGGCACGTAAGTGTGGGTTTTCCCGTAAACTCAATCTGTCTCTGGTAAAGGAATCTGGAGACAGGTTTGACCCTGTGGTTATATCTGTGGACTACAAAGATATGCTAGGCCGTGAAGAGCCTTGGGGCATGGTACACCACAGCACAACAAGAGGTACAGCCAAGAGAGTCGGGTGCTGTACTGTGGAGGTGTACGGGGACGGATCTACGGGTGACGGTGTATTTACTCTGGGTGTTGAGGAGATACAGTTTAGGTTTGAGCCAGAACCTGTGTGTCCTACTGAGAGTAACCTAGACTGTCAGGGGTACGAACAGAGGGGGTCTTATCCGTTTATCTACTACGGTGAAGATGATGACCGTGTGGTTACGTGGGAGCTAGGTGTTCTCGTGTACGCCTCTCACACTAAGTACGGTAAAGATACACCGATAGAGTTGATGTACGAGTACCCAGAGGCTTGGGATAGGTGGGAGGACAGGGTTCAGGAGTACAACGGGGTGTACGAGAGGTCTGGTGTACACGTTAGGTACGAGCTAAAGGAGGTTTGGTTAGCACACTACCACACATTAGAAGACGTAGAAAAACAGGCTAATCAACTCCCTGTGGACGTTGTGCTGGCTTACGGAATGTCTTACGCAGATACCTGTGGTGTGGCTTACCCTAATTACCGTTTCAACGAGGGACAGCCACCGTCATCCATGTCTCAGTGTGACGTATACACAGACTTACACGAGATAGGACACTCAGTAGGTTTAGCACACGGGCCTGAGAACCAGAGTAACCAGAAGTCAGGATACATTTTCCCTGAGTTTGGACACGGGTGGAACGATGTGTGCGGCGAGTACGATGACTTGATGTCCTACGGTGTACACGGGGTGTTCCACAGTAACTCTCTGTTGGTGTGTAACGAGGTTGTGAACACGCCTGAGACAGCATCAGCAGGACACAGGCAGATCACTGACACTGCTTACGCTATCAACAGAGTTCGGTACAACGTGTCGCTAGTGAACGACGAGAGTTTTGACACGGGAGGAGTCTTGAGGCCCGTGGCTACACAGGCCCGTAGACTGAGGGAGTTGATCGTGGATTAACTGAAGAACAGGATAGAGTAACCTCTGTCTTCTTTGGCTACGTCCTCTGGCTTGTCTTTCGGGTCATGGGGCGTAGTCATTCCCATTTGTTGCATCTTACGAATCTTTTCCTTTGACTTCTGGCACATACTGTGGTAGTCGTGGGGTGTGTAAGAGACACTGTGCTTATCGTTGTTGTTCTTCGTTTTCATTTATAGATGCTCCTGTTAACATTCCTACTCTACCTACGTTTTTACCCACAGCCATGTAGTCCTGAAGATTGGCAGTCTTCGTAGATCATAGAAGTTTTCTTTACTCATCTTCTTCAGTCTCCTCATAGTTTCTTATTTCATCTATGAGATCAATCAATACCAACCTATCTAACTCCATTCTTTCTAATTCTAGAGGGTCATTGATTTTCTTTATGGCTTTGTTGGTTGCAGACAACAACTCTGCGTAAGATTTTAGAACAACCGCTTTTCCGTGCCTTCTTATTTGTTTAGCAAAAATAGAGCCTAATGCGGCTCCACCAATAGCAGTTGCCGCAACGGGAGATCCTGCCGCTAAACTATAAGTTGCTACAACCGATAAAGCAGTAGCAGACAAAGTAATTCCTGTGTTTTGCTTAATACTATCCAAAAGCCTTGCAGGAACGTTAATGCCCTCTCTGTTTCTTTTGTTTACGAGCCTGTCCATAGCAGTAAGTGTTCTGAATTGCTGGTCTAATAGGTGGTGTACTTCATTTCCTTTCGTGTTGCTTTTAATGTAATCGTTCATCACTCCACGAACCATTTTAGCCGCTAAACCTTGATAGGTTGAAACGTCTGCCTCAAGTGTTTGCCCTGCCGCTTGAACTGCCGTATCAAAACGCTTTCTAGCCGCTAATAACCCCTTTAAGTCTTTTCCTTCTTCAGCTATAATTTTTTGTGCCAAATCCATATATTTTAAAAACTGTCTTTGAGCTTGGTCAGTAGCAAGTTGGTAAACGTCGCTATTCATAAAATCACCCATTGTTTCAGAAAACTCAAGGTTTAATGCTTCCATGTCTACCGGCTTGTTTTGTGCTTTAATGTACTGACTCAGTTTAACTGATTGATTATCTACGTGATCCTGCATAATACTAAAGTTTTTAGTAATAGAACCGTAAGGCTGTATTCCGGGTATCGTTTGAACCGTATCAATAACTGATTCATCAAAATCGTTAGCTAACCACGTTCGTGTTTGTAGTAAACCTACTGGCGGTGCTTTATCTTGAGCCGTTAATGTTTCCGGTTCAAGCATACGAGTAAGTGCTTCTTTTCTGCGAGCTAAATCAGAGGCGACACCTGCTTTCCTAGCTTTCATTTCTCCGGGTAATTTGAAATCTATATCAACTAGATCAGCCCTAGGAGAAAATAAGCCCATTATATCAATCCCAGTACCTAAGTTTTCTTTTATTTGGTTCGCTAACGCCCAGTTATTTTTCTCCCAGTTTTTATAAGAATCGTACCCAGAAGAAATAGACAACATCATTTCTTGTACGTTTGGGTTTTGATAAAATTCAGAGAGTTTTTGTCCAGTAGCTGTTATAGCTTTGTCAAACGCATCTTTGATTGTTTGTGGAATAAGTGGAGTAAAGGCTTCAACAGCCATAGCGCCACCTGTTCTTGCTACTTGTGAAATAGCTGTTCCAAGTGGAGTTAAGGCTTCAACAGCCATAGCGCCACCTGTTCTAGCCGCTTGAGAAATAGCTGTGCCAGCAACGTCAGACACTCCTATTTGACCAGAGCCGGGAACTTCCGGTATCTGCGTAGCGAGCGTGGCTAACCTACGTTTAAACTCAGGCTTAAACTCTGTAGTGGGTTGCATCACACGCTCAACGTAAGAAGGAGGAGGCACAACAGCCTCTTCTTCAGCCGATATTTGCGCTTGATATTGCTGTTGGGCAAACCCTAAAATCTCCTCATCAGTAGCCCCTTCAGGGTGACTGACAGTAACTTCTCCAGCAGGTGTTCTAACTGTAGTTTGTGGCATTTTTTACCCCTACTGCGGTTGTGGAACTATCTCAAAACCTTCGTATTTACGGCCTGTCGTTGGAAGAGGCACTGGATCATAAAAAGCTAAGGCAGATTGTTCGTTTTCGCCTAATTTAGTTGAAAGTGAAGAACGCATCTTGTTGTAACCATTCACTTTACGAGCGGCGGCTTCTTTGTACTCAGTCAAAACCTTCTTAATAGTGTTTTCATCTAAAGTGATGTCACCAGCTACCACCTTTAAGGTGAATTTTAAGTCGTTATCAGAAAGTCCCGTACCAGCACCTAGGTTTTTAATGTATTCTGCCACTCTTTTTGCAGACTCTGCTTGGTATACTTCTGTATTTTCTATTTTTAAATCGTCTACTGGTATTCCAACTGCTTTCATAAACTTTTGAACTTGTAAGTTTACGTTTGCTAAAGTACCTGTAAACATGGTATCAACATCGCCAATAATTCTGTCGATGCTTCTAATTCCTTCAGAAGATTTCATGGCTTGGTCATATAGTTCTGCAAACTGTTTTGCCCCTAATTTAGACAATTCATCTGCCATACCCGCTGTTACATTTCGTATAATCTGTTGATTCGGAGCTTCTGTTAAGTTTAGAGTACTAGGGTCTACTAATTCACCATTTTTAACTATCATTCCTGATTCAGTAACTCTGTAAGTTACTGGAGAACCGTTTTCTAAAAACAACTCAACGTCACCCTTCATTAGCTTTTGGTATTCTTGAAATTCCTGCTTAGACATGTTTTCTAGGTCCAGCGTACCAACAAACTGAGGAGTATACCCCACGTTGAGTAAAAGCCTTCTTCTAGCGTCTTTACTTAAAGCTGGCATCGTTTCCATTTGTCTTTCGGTAAGTCGATCAGCAATATCTTGTACTCTCTCCATAGTACTCGCTGATCTTACTTGCTTTGCTAATTCAGGAAAACCCAGTTGTTCTGCTTGAAGAGCAACATCAGTCTGCAACTTTTGTAAGTTAGCTTTGTTTTGCTCTGTTATCTGCATTGACCTAGCTTGTTCAAGTAACGCCATAGCTTCCTTTGTTTTATCTGGCATAGACATCAGTTGTTGAGCCGCCTGAAACAGTTGAGTAGATGTTGCACCCTCTTGAGTAACAGGTGCATAAATACCAGCCATTTTTTCAGCCTCACGGCCCTCTCTGATCGCCTCGCCACCACGAGTCAACATACCACCAATAGAGCCGCCTAGCTGTCCAAAAGCAGAACCAATCATCTGTCCTGCTGACAAGCCAGCTTGAGGCAATCCTGTGTTTATTCTAAAAGCCATTTCTGTTTCCTCTTAAATCAGCTTGGAGTAATCAACAGTTAAGTAACCGTGGTCACCACGAACTACTGCTTCCGGTATAATCTCTTGAACTTCTTGAGCAATAACACCGTAGGAAGGAGCGTTGTTAGAAAGCTCTTTTCCTTCTTCAGTCCAATCCCAAGTGTACAAATTTATACCGTTGGGTAACTGGCCCTGAAGTTGTACGTTAGTTTTAAGGGCCATGTCTGAAGGAATGAATTTTTTAGCCCAGTTGTAAATATCAGTGAACATACCAGTGTCGCCCATGATGTTAGCCAAACCAGTACCTAGCCCACCGACTAATCCAGTAGCGCCACTGAACAAACCGCTGTACAAGTTGGACAAACCAGCTTGTCTCTGTAGTTCTGCCTCAAGGTTAGCAATGTCAGTTTCCATTGCGTACTGACCGCTCTGCCTACGTGCAACGTCAGCCAAGCTAGCCACGTTGAGTGCAGGAGAGAACGCAGACAACATAGCCGCCTGTGGCAGATAAGCGCCCTGAAGCGCACTCAAGCCAATCCCTTGCTGTGCCTCTTCTAACCCAAGACCTCCTGCCATCAAACCCATGCCACCTGTCATGGCTTGTTGAGCCATAAGTTGCTGTGCGGCTTCTAGAGCCTGACGCTGAGTAGCAATGTTAGAGCCTAGCTGTCCGTAAGTAGCACCGATGTCAGCCGCTTGGCGCTGTTCTTGTTGTGCTTGAGTAATAGCCATAAGAGCCGCTTGGTTTTGTGCTTGCTCTTGAGCCTGTGCCATCGCTAGTTGCTCTGGTGTTCCACCAAACATAGCCGTTTGAACACCACCACGCCCCTGTGCAAACAAACGCTCTTCTAAAGCAAGCCGTTGTCGCTCTTCTTCACCAAGCTGTGTAGCCCTAATTCTGTCGTACACCTCTTGTTCTCTAGCACCCATAGGCATACCGGCTTGACCCATGAACTGCTGACCTAAGCCAAACGCACTCTGTGCCGCCTGTTGTTGACCAGCGAGGCCAAACGGAGACACACCTAACTGCTGTTGACCTACGCCCAACAACTGTTGACCGGCGGCTCCCAGTTGTCCAGCACCAGCCACAGGAGTGCCAAACCTAGATAGAGCTTGAGTTTCCAGTGCACTCTGTAAGGCCTCAGAAGTAGGATCTAATGTATACTTAGTTCCTCCTGCTTTAGTTGCTTGAATTGATCCTGTCGGACCTGTTACCGTAAACGGTTTAAACGCAATATCAGGAGCCGAAATATCAGTTATCTCAGTTGTGTACAGATTCTTTATGTTTTCAGGCATATTGGTGTACAGAGAAGAGGCAACATCCCCAATTATGTTCCCTAGAAATCCTAGTGCCATTAGTAAGTCCCTCCATCAATCGTCCCTGTAGACAGAGTTCCCGTAAAGTTTAAAGCGGGTATTGTCACAGTCCCTGTAAACGTCGGTGACGCTATGTTTGCTTTAGTAGCTGATGCCACAGCAATAGCATCAAACTCCGTATCAAACTCGCTACCACGGATAATCTTGTTGGTATCGCCAGAGGGCAACGTATCCTTAGCAGTAAAGTTCGTTGTCTTAGTATAGTTGCTCATATTGTTTTACCTATTAATGCTAATACGTTTATCTCTTGAATAGACAACTGAGATCCGTTAATGTCGGCCTCTAGTCCAATAGTAACGACACCGCCGCTACCTGTAGTATTTACCGTAGGATTAGTAGTAAGAATACCTCCAGTAAATGTACCGACTGTGTACTCTGATACTCCGTAGTACGCTGGTACTTGGTTACCTACGCTAATCTCGTAGTTTTTGTAGTTAGTTTTAAAGTCGTAAGCCCACTTAACAAATATTGTTTCTTCGTTAGCTCCGATCAACGTAGGTTTAATTTTCTTTAGAAACTTAGTTCTACTAGAATCACCAAACGTCAGAGCAGGACTAAAGTACCTGAAACGATACACTGATGTATTATCTAAATAACTAGAGTAAGTACCTAAGCCATCAGACGTACCAATGTACAATGTACCGTCAGTGTGTCGCATAAAACACTTGTGTGGTACAGAAGTCCATCTGGTTACCCTGTACGCTCCGTTTTCTAATCTACCTTTCAGATCAAAACAGTAAATAGTGGACTGATCTGGAAAACAAATTAGATAGAAGGATTGCTCTGGGCTGTACACTGAAGCAGTCGGTAGTGACCTGTTTTGAATTACTTCAATAATCTCTGTCTTTACGTTTAAGCTCAAGTCAGATATAGGCAGTGACTTTTCTTGTATAGTCCTGCCTAAACTACGTAGACCAGAATTAGACATAAACAGAATATCTGTACCGATGTTCTGGATAGAGTTTCTACAAATACAACCAACACCAGACACAGTATCTACTAAAGCCATACTAGCTGGACTAGTTGCACCCCCGTACACAAGGATGCTGTGCTTACCAAATATAACCAACGTGTTGTTGTGTGCCGCTAAAGCTCTGATTTCATCGTAACCATCAGGCCACGCTTTAGATACATCAATAGAACCACTAGACCCACCAGTAAAATCGTTACCTATTAACAAATCAGACCAGTAGATAGTCTGCGTATCTGTTGCGTTGTCTACAACCCACAAACGTCCGTATGCTGACAGAGCCTCGTGACACTTAAGAGTAGCGTCTGTTGCTGTACCGTTAACTACAGTAAATGTGCGTAACCCATTTGCGTTGTCGTACACTAATGGATCGTACCCACGTTGAAAGAAGTACGCCTTGTCGTTGAAGTTTACGATCTTCCAGTTGTTTGCTGTAATTGTGTAAGAAGCAGGAGTTACGTCAGTCAACGTAGTTGTGCCTGTCATAATCTTGTTGTTACCAGCAGTAAAGATTACTTCGTTACCAGCGTCATCGTAAAAGTGATGAATCTTGTGTACGTAATCAGTGCCTAACTCTGTCTTGTCTGTTGTTACAACACTAACACCCTTACGTGCGGCAATACGACCACGCTTATCAATAACAGCGTTATCTGCAACGTCAGCGTAAGACGGATCTTGCGCTATCGGAGAGTCTTCTGTGTTGACTCCCTGAAAGCCGGGAGCAAATAAGTTAATATTCTGTAGTGGCTGGGCCATCTAGAATCTCCTACGGTGTAAACCAAACGGTTTCTTCAGGGTGCTTCTGGGCGTCCAGAGCAATAGCGTCAGACAGGTACTTGTCAGCAATAGCAAAGTACTCTGGGGTTGACGTACCGCCTGTCTCCCCACGTTCACGAGCCAACAGGGCTACTGCCATGTGAATAACAGGCTGACTAGGAATAGCCAGTATGTCAGAGTCAGAACTTAAGGCTACGTTTCTGATGACGCTCTTGACCTTCAGAGAGTAAACACCGTCAGGCTTAGGGTACACATCAATCTGTGCGTCACCAGAACCGTCTATGCCGCTAAACGTGTAGTACTGTGGTGCACCAGAAACAGGAGTGTTAACTAAAAACTTATCGTCAAACCAAGTCTGTGGCCTGTATTCCATAACAATGTTAGACGTATCGTTGATAATGTTTAGGATCTTACCTTGGTCTTGGTATCCCGTCAGCGAGTACGTGTAGTCGTCAGCCGCCGTGGTAATCGTAAGGGTAGACCTAATATTAGACCAATCCCAAGCGTTTTCCACAATTTGCTTTGCATCGTTAACAAAGTCACCAACCATTGTGCTATACGTGTCGTTGGTAACAGTTGTTACTGTGTCTTCTCGTAAACGTCTGAGTACGTTGTTTACTAGGTCTAAATATGTCATACTTTAAATCCTGTCATCATGCCTTTTTTATTTGAAGGCAGAGCTTCTAACAAAAAGTCTCTTATCGGAAATTGCATAGCTTTCTCTAACGAAACCCCAGCGGTAATAGTTGGGTCAAACATTCCCGGCTGTCCAGCAGGACTAAATGAGCCTAAACCAGAGCTTCCAAACGTTCCACCTTCATCTCCACCTCCTCCAGTTCCAGTGGTAGTAGTTACGGGAGTTTCTTTACAGCACTGATCCCACAAGTCACCTGCATTACCTTCTGGCCTAGGGGATTCACATTCCACCAGTTTACATTTGTCTTCTTCTCCACCTCCACCTCCACCTCCAGTAGAGTCTGTACAGCAGGTATCCCAAGCTACTCCAGCTTCTCCGTCAGGTCTAGGAGACTGACACTCAACTAAAGTACAGTCAACTTTAGTACTGCCTCCAGCGCCGCCTCCAGTAGTAGTAATAGCAGGACATTCAGAAAAACTATCTACGTAAGGACCGGGAGTTTCGTTAGTAAAACAGTCTACTTTACCGCACAGGTTGTAGTTGTCTGCGGTAATTACTGAGCAGTCAACCTCAGTACTACCACCTCCTGTACTAATTAGCCCCTGATTACAATCGTTGTTTTCGTGTTCTGATGGTAAACTGCCGTCTGCACACTCGTTACAGTTGCTTTCTATAGTGGCGTTGTTGTCACACTCTTCAGTATCGTCTCCGCCTCCCGGACCTGTTGTTTTTATTAGAGGATTTCCGCAGAGTCCTTCTTCGTGTTGATCTGGGATAGTACCGTCTTTACACAACTCAGCACAAGACCCGTTTTCTTTAGTTGCTCTATCAGGGTCTGAACAAGTTTGAGTAGCCGTAGTTCCTGTGCCTGTAGTTGTAACATCACTAGCAACTACACAAATTAAATTACCTTGTGCGTCTTCCTGTAATGTTCCTTGTTGGTTTGTAGCATCGTCAGTACAAGCATCTCCAGCCTTACGAGTATCTCCAGTATCTCCCGTACCTTCAGTCCCTGTTCCAGTAGCTACACACGTAAGGTTCCCTTGTCCGTCATCTTGTAGAGTACCGGCTTCTCCGGTTTCTTCTACTTCACAGGCTTCTCCTGCTTTACCTCCTGTACCGCCTCCGTCTCCGTCACCATCACCATCACCAGTACCTTTAAATATACAGTCTCCATTATCATCAAATACACCTTGTGTTCCGTCTTCCATGTTACAAGGAGAACCGGCAGTGTAAAAAATCTCGTCAACGCAATAACCCACTACATCGTTCCACGCTTGACCGGCTGGACATACTTTATTTACAACAGCAACACAGATTCCAAATTCATCGGATTGATAATCGGTTAAACATCCGCCACATTCTTCTTCTTTTGTAGCTCCTGAAACTTGCTGTCGGTTTACGGAAGAACAATCAAAGTCACCAGAATCATCGCCAGTGGCGTCTCCGCCGTCATCAGCGCCTGTGGTTGTTGTGGTAACTGTTGAGCCACCTTCTGTGGTATATGTCCCTCCTGAAGACTTAGAAGTTGTTTGCATCCAGCCCCAAAGAGTGTCGTACCAACTATCGGGAATAGAATCCATAGCTCCGCTTATGGAATCCCAGACAGCACTAGACCCTGAAATTTCATCAAAGCCTTTAGATACAAAATCATTCCAAGTTACTGTTGTAGTTTTTCCATCGTATCCTACTAAATCTACATACTTTCCTTTGGATGTTTCATAAATATTAACAGAGTCGTAACTTTCAGTTGCGTTTTCCCACCAGTCTCCGCCTGTGATGTACTGCTCTACAAACTGGTTATATGCTCCCCTGACGTTTCCAATTAAACCGCCTGTAAATTTTCCTGAAGATATGTCGTATTCACCGTTGAGAACACCAAATAATTGAGAATCTTGACTAATTAATCCACCAAAGTCAAACTCAGTTCCTTTAATTAAGGCCTCTACTAAATCTTTACCTATTTCTGCACCAGCACCAAGAACACCTGATGACAGCACTGTTTCAAAGTCTATTTCTCCGTTTACGATAGCTTGCTCAAAAGCAGAAGAAATAGAGCTAGACAAGGCGCTGTTTGCGGCGGCACTTCCTAAGTCAACAAAAGAACCTAGCTTTCCTCCAGCAAGAGTACCGACAACAGACCCAGCAATAGCCTTAATATCACCACCAGTTTGGATAGCTGTCGTAGCTCCGTTAATTACTGCGGCTCTCTGGTATCCACTCAAGCCCTGCACAAAGCTACCTAGGAGTCCTTCGTTAGCCAATCCTCCGGTCATAGCCGCTACAGCCAGAGACATTATTATGCCACCGGTGTCAAGGCTCTTGTCGGCGTGGAAAGTTTTAGTGTAGTTGCTACCGTTCCAACCGTAGACGTGTCCTGATTCACCAGCAAAAGAAGTCTTGATGCCGTACTTATTAGTAAGACCCGAAAACATCTCTGGATTGCTCTCAGGCGTAAGACCTTGGGCGTACAGAGCAGAGTTTTCGCCAACAAAAGACATATACTGGTCAAAAGTCATGTCAGGGTGTTGTTCCCTAAACACGTCCATATTCAAAGTACCAGTATCGAACGTTCCGTCCCAGAATGACTTAATCTGGTCTTCTGTGAACCAGTTTCCCTGCTGGGTTGCTGTTCTGTAGTCTTCACTGTACGTTGCGTAGTTCCCTCGTGCCTCACCGACTTCGATAGGCTGATGAAAGAAGTACACAGGTGTGCTGTAGTCTGGGTTAGTTATCCAACCGTTGGTAGTTAACTGCGGATTAGATAAGTAGTACTGCCCGTCAGTTCCTTGTACAACAGGGTCAGGTTTGTTTGCGCTAAACATCCCCTGTAAACCTAAGCCCATTGTGTCAGGAGAGTTAGCTAGAGCAGTCAAAGCTGTATTAATAGCTGAAGAACGCTCTTGAGCCTCTGTAGAGTTAGCAATGTTCCATTCAATAGACTCTAAAGATTCTCCAGAGTTCATCCAGTAGTAAAGACCAGCTTGCTCTGGATCACGGCCTAGATACTTTTGGTAAAGCTCAGTAATCTGTTGCTTTGTAGCCATAGGTTACTTACCGCCCTTCAGTTGCATCAGCTTGTCAGCACCACGTATACCAAAGCTGGCAGTCACGGCTACGTAAAGCAAGTACTGGTAGTAATCAGGTAGTTTGTCTAGCTCAACAAAAGCCATACCCACCCGTTGCATAATACTCAAGTCATCCATAGCCACTCCGTAACACACAGCCAACAGGGGCATCGACAGCACCACAGTAAACCACTCGTCTTTCCACGAGGTTGCACTAGCCGCCGCCATCTCTTGTTCCCACGTAGCTGTGTTCTTGATGACTTCCATCTTAGCTACGTGTTTAGCTTGTGACTGCTCGTGCTTGTTACTGAGCCAAGTCTTAGCGAGTCCAGCTATAGGTCCGATCAGTGCAGTCCACATATCAGTCTTCCTTAACGAACCGACCTTTTTCGTCACGCTTGCGTTTTTTCTCAAACAAGCCTTGTACTGTGTCTGTTTCCCAAATACGTATACCTGTCCAGATAATAGTAAACAAAGCGGCAACAGGCGGTAACACTGAACCTAATGCTCCTAACATTGTACCTACGCTCATTACATCAACTACTTGTTTTGCGGACTCATCCATCTTTAAACCCCTTGTATAACGCTTACGGTAGTCCAGATAATCCCAGCAGACACAAGTAGTGCCGTAATAATTGCTGATACATCTAGCATTATTCTTTGTTTTCGTCTTTGTTTGTAGATCAGTTTTTCTCGTTTGGCTCTTATGTCACGACGCATCTGCATCATTTCTTTGTAGGTATCCTGACCGTAAGAGTACATGATTAACTCTCTGATCTGCTTCTCTTGTTCCTCTATCTTCTTCTTAGCTATGACAGCGTTTAACGCCTGTGCTTCTACAGATTCACCGTCAAACAGCTTCTTGAATAACGGTGGGTTCTCTGCTTCCTTCTCTGCTTCACGTAAGTCAGAAACAAAGCCGTACCAGTGTCCTAACTTCTGAGCTACGTGTTCAATCTCAGCGCCTCTGGATACAAGTATCTCTACGCCCTTGAACGCAGTAGACGCCATTGCAACAAGTGACAGCGGATCCACAGTTTACTAAGGCTTTGTAGGCCATGTGATAGTCTGTGGAAATCCTTCTTGCTGTGGTACGTCTCTAAGAGCCTGTCTGTAGGCCGTCATAGCGTCTGTCATGGACACATCAGACAACCCGTAGTGGTCTGTAGCCTTCAACAGATCGTCCCGTGTAGCTCGTTCTGTGGCCTCTAGGGCGGCATTGTCTGCGGCAGTCTTGGCGTCTTTCTGATCCTGTACAGTGTGAGTAACTGTTGTAGTCACGCCTTCGTCATCGGTGACTTCTTCGGTGTATTCGGTAAACATCTCCTGAGTTACCCACTTCTCTTGCCATACACCATCTACTTGCTCTACGCCATCTTTGACAGCCACTTGCCATTCGCCAACGTCAGGTGCCGCAGTCTTTGTTACCCGTGCCACACCCAAGGCTTGCAAGGTAGCATCAGTCCACGCTTCAGGCAGAGACATATGCTTGTTTTCTTGTCTTAGCTGGACTTTTGTTTTTGGCGTTCCAGTAGCCACTTCAACAAATAACATATTTGTCTCCTATTAAAACTTGGGTAGTGCCGCAGTAGGCGGTGTAAAGCTAGATGTGTATCTGGCTATGCCTTTGGTGATGCGGAGGTCGTCTATATAGCCATCTAAATAATTCTGACCGTTATATCGGCTTCCTATAACTAAAGTGCCAGAATCATAAGTGCTTACATCAGAAGAAGATGCAGTTTGTGTACCATCCACAAAAAATTTAGTTGTAGTTCCTGCTTTACTGATTGCAACGTGATGCCATGTGCTTGCGCTAAAGGTGGATGATGTAAAACCCGAACTAATACTTGCCCCAGCGCCGTTATAATACGTCCAATTATTATTAGATTCTTGGGCTAAAAATGAGTTGCTAGTGTCTGCGGCTGTTCGCCAATCAAGCAGATACTTAACCGTGCTGTTGTTTACGGCGTCGAAATAAATCCAAAACTCAATAGTCCAATCGCCAGATCCAAGCTCCAATGTTTCATTTTCAACTGTTTTAAGGTAATCACCAGTACCATCAAACTCCATTGACCCCGTGCCGTACTTTTTAACGGCTGTGTCAATCTGAGCATTGCCTAAAGTATCTAGGTTGTTGATGCCTGATCTGTCGTAGATGCCAGCGTCTTGGAAGTTAAGCAAGGCGCTAGTGTTTGTTACAGCAGTTAATGGTGCTGTGGGTACTGTATAGCTTGTGCCTGTATAAAGTGCTGTACCTTTAATGACCCGTAGATCGGCGATATATCCTTCCATTGATCCGGGGGCATGATTAGTCCAAGCTCTGCCGACAGCAAAGCTGTCTGTTGTATTATTAGAAGATGTTGTTGTAGTTGCATCTCTAGATCCATTTAGGTAAAGAGATAAAGTAGAACCACTTCTAATTACAGCAACATGATGCCACGCATAATCGGGCGCTTGAGTAGCGCCAACTAAAGCTGTTCCCCCATAATAGTCGCACCGTAGTTCATTAGTACCTTGGAAATAAAACCCAAATGAGCCTGATGAAGTTGGCCCATTAGACCATATACTTCCTGCCCCTTTTGAATATACCCATGCCTCAACAGTAAAGTCACCAGTTCCAAAGTTAAAAACAGCATTATCTGACGCAGTTAAATAAGCACTTCCATCAAAGTACCCAGACCCACCATCAGTCGTTATGTCTCTTGCGTCATCATTCTTGAACGGACTGAACGGGGATACTTTGGGGGTTCCTGTTAAAGTAAAGGTATCGCCTATAGAACTGTTATCTACAAAACGATTTGACTGACAGGTTAATAGTTTAGTATTTGTAATATCTGTCAGTGGGGTAGTGCTGGGAGTAAAACCTCCCGTGTAAACAGCAGATCCAACAACAAGCCTAACATTTGACAAATGACCTACGTTGTTAGGATTACTTCCTCTTCCAGCACCAATGTTAATTTCTCTTGTGCCGTAGTTGTCGGTAGCAGTACCCTCTCCAACATTGACCCCGTTAACATAAATTTTAACTTGGTTAGTTCCAGTACCTTCTCTAACAACGGCAACGTGCGTCCACACGCCCACTTCCATTGTATGAGTTGTAGTAATATCTGTTGACGATACTTTACGAAATACCAAATCGCTTGATACAAGTCGAATAACCCAGCTACTTCCAGTAGTCCCATCTGTAGCAACAAAAGAAGCGTCCGTATCTTGCCCGTCCCAGTTTACCCAAAACTCTATCGTAAAGTTGCTTGTACCAATATTAATCGTGCTATCTGTTTGAATCTCTGATGATCCATCAAAATAAACAGACCAGTTGTTACCATACGGACTAAAGCTACCCTGTACTACAGAGCCACTTTCAGTAACCGTAAAGCCGTTGGTAGACGAGTCAGTAAAAGTATTGTTAGCGTCACCGCTAGTACCATCACCGTCTAGCAACAGGACAACATTGGCGAAATCATCGTCACCAGTGTCAGCCGCACCAGCCGCACCAGCAGTAGCCTGAATTAACTTTCTAGAAGCTAGACTCATCCGAACGCTTGCCCCGCTGTAAACCCGTACCAGTTAGTACCACCGTCATGGGTTATAAACACAAAGTAATCAATCGCTGATGCCGTAGCTGTCAACGTAGGCGCTGTAGCACTAGGCCAATCTACTGATGTAGGCCACGTTACCGTGTAACCAGATGCACTGGCGTCCTGCACAAGTTTTAACGTAAACGAAGATACCTTACCGCTCGCCGCAGGATTACTAAACGTAAACGTAGTGTTTTCTGTAAGGGTATGGCTAAAGTTTGTGCCGTCACGGAGGTTTACAGTCGTAGCATTACTGCTAGATGTAACTGCTGTGTACTCTTCTGATATTCCGTTATCAAATGTAACTACGCCATTAGCATCTGCCGTTACCACTTTTGACGCTTCTGTTGTGCCAAGCGTTGTAACGTCAAGGTAGTTAATCTCTGTAGCCGTAGAAGTTACTGCTGTACCACCAAGGGTCAACGTGCCTGATGCTGTCAGATCCGTAAACGTACCAGCCGCCGCTGTAGTACCACCGATAACGCTGTTGTCTACAGTGCCACCAGAGATAGTCAGGTTGTCAGCAACGTAAGCATCTGCAATAGCTGTCCCTTGCCAAGTACCTGTAGCAATAGTGCCTACTGCTGTTATCTGGGTCTGAGAAGCATCTACAGACAAAGTATCACCAGTAAGCGTAAGACCAGTACCATCTACCAAAGCTGTCTTAGAAACGCTTATAGCGGCACTAGCGTTGATGTCATCGTTGACAATAACACCAGACCCAATAGCGGCTACCCCTGTGTCAGCAATCGTTACGTCGCCTGATACTACGTTGTCAATCCAAGTAGAAGTACCAGTGTCGTAAAACAACAATGCGCCATCAGCGGGTGAAGTAATGTTAGTGTCTGTTAGTTCTGCCAATGTGTCGGCTGAAGCAACCTGCGAGTCAACGTAAGCCTTTACAGATTGCTGTGTAGGAATAAGAGTTGCGCTGTCAGACGCCATGTTGTCTTCGTCAACAAACGCTGTAACTGTGATTGTACCGTCAGATAGGTTACCAAACGTAACTGTGCCTGTGGTGTTCAGAGATGTTGGTGTTGTACCAATCTCAATAACTGTACCGCCAGAGTCTTCTGTGTACAGTCTTTTGTTAGTCAGATCAAACGCAGGTTCACCTTGGACTAGATCACCAGCCGTAGGCGCTCCTGATCCGTTCTTTAGTTTAATAGTTGTTGCCATCACCTACTCCAAGAAAAACGAGCAAAAGGAAAAGGGGGCCATTGCGACCCCCGTAGAGAGTTTTACTCGTCGCAGACAGCGAGGATGAATCCTGCTTCGGGACGGTAAGTTTCAACACCGTACAGCGTGTCAGACGTAAACAGCGTAGACAGGTATTCCTGCTTGTACTGAGTCTGAGAACGTACAGCCAGTTGCTCTGCCATTACCAAAGCATCCTTGTGGAAGAACAAGCAACCACGAGTATCAGCGGTAGAAGCAGTGTTCTGAGCGGCAACTTCCAGTACAGGAGCGTTGCTAGACACGTAGA